CTTGCAGCTTCTTTGTATAGCTCTGCTGCAAGAACGCTTCACATTAGACTAAAGCCTCTTGCTAATGACTTAGCTACAGCAGCTACTACTGTTACGTTTTTAGTTGAATTTCAAAATCTTGGCGTACTACCTGACTAATATTAAATGGAAGAAGAAAATACTCTAACATCTAACGAAATCTACTTTGAAAAGGTCGAGGACGAGCATGGCTTGGAATTGACCTTAGAGGAGAGTCTCCGTAATAATTTTGTAGGTTTACTACAGGATAGATATGATAATGCTCAAAAAGCTAGAGAATTAGATGAGTCAAGATGGATTACATCTTATCATAACTATAGGGGGATTTATCCAAAGAATGTACGATTTAGGGAATCAGAAAAGTCAAGAGTATTTGTTAAAATCACAAAGACCAAAGTACTCGCTGCGTTTGGTCAGCTTGTGGATGTTATCTTTGGAGCAGGTAAATTTCCTATAGGGATAAGCGAAACTAAAGTTCCTGAAGGAATTGCAGAACATGCACACTTAGATACTAATAATCCTACTCCTAATATTGAAACTACTTCTCCTGAAGAGCAGATGGAAATAGACATTGAAGAAGGAAGAGCAGAAAATCCTTATGATGTAGGATACGAAGGAGATGGTAGAGTACTAAAGCCGGGAGCTACTTATGGAACAGGAAAGTTTGAAGAGCAGTACCTCGATAAAGAAGGAGAGAGGAAAGGTATGTTGCGGGAGGGGTTGTCACCAATCCCAGAAATCCTTGAACTCAATCCAGCAGAACGATCAGCAAGAAGGATGGAAAAGTTAATACATGATCAAATCGAAGAATCTAATGGAGCTAGTGAAATACGCAATGCTTTGTTTGAGTCTGCTCTATTCGGCACAGGTATTGTAAAAGGGCCATTTAATTTTAATAAAACTTTAAGCAGGTGGGATGAAGATGAAGAAGGTTCTAGGACGTATAAGCCTATTGATGTTAGGGTTCCTCGCATTGAGTTCGTTAGCATTTGGGACTTTTTTCCAGATCCAAATGCAACAAATGTATCTGAAGCCGAGTATGTATTTCATAGACACAAGTTTAATAGGACACAACTTCGGTCACTAGGTAAGATGCCTTACTTCGACAAAGAAGCTATTAGATCTTCTTTGCGTATGGGGCCTAACTATGATTCAAAAGATTACGAACAGGAACTAAAAGACGATCACCGTACAGAAGAATATGGTGCAGGGCAGTACGAAGTACTAGAGTATTGGGGAGTAATGGACGCAGAGTACGCTCGTCAAGTTGGAATGGATTTGCCAGATGAAGTAGATGATCTTGATGAGGTTCAGGTTAATGCTTGGATCTGTAATGGTAATCTACTACGAGCAGTAATTAATCCATTTACTCCCTTTAGAGTACCTTATCATTCTTTCCCTTATGAAAGAAATCCTTATAGTTTCTTTGGTATTGGCGTAGCAGAAAACATGGACGATAGCCAAAAGATTATGAATGGTCACGCTAGAATGGCTATTGATAACCTTGCACTATCTGGCTCTCTTGTATTTGACGTAGACGAAACCTCTTTAGTAGGCGGTCAAAGCATGGAGATATATCCGGGTAAAGTATTCAGAAGACAAGCTGGTATGCCCGGAACAGCTATTAATGGTTTGAAGTTTCCTAATACTTCGCAAGAAAATATGATGATGTTTGACAAGTTTAGACAGTTAGCAGACGAGCAAACAGGTATTCCTAGTTACTCTCATGGTCAAACAGGCGTACAAAGTATGACAAGAACTGCTTCTGGTATGTCTATGCTACTAGGAGCAGCGTCACTTAATATTAAAACAGTGATAAAAAACTTAGATGATTTTCTTTTAAAACCACTAGGAGAAGCATACTTCCAATGGAACATGCAATTCCTAGAGGGTAAACTAGGTATAGAAGGAGATCTAGAAGTAAAAGCTACAGGCACTAATAGCCTTATGCAAAAA